GGCACACGAGCATTAAAACTGTAAGGTAAGGGTAAAAAAGAATATGGGTAAGGACGCAGAAAAAGCCAAGTTGTACATGTACATTGGCAATAACCGCGATGTGGCTACTGATTTTGAGGGAAACCACAAACGTAACGAATGGGTATTAGTACCAGGCATAGAGCTTGATGCCGACGAAAGTGTTAAAAAACTATCATGGCGCGCAAACGACTGGGGTTCAAACAACGTCGTATTGCAGCACCAGGACTTTAACCGGCTTGTCGCTAAAACAATGGTCATATGTGAGGCCATGTTTGCCGACAAAGAACAAAAAGACGCCTTTAAGCAACTACTTAAAGACGCACTGCACAACTGGAACGATGAGATGTTCCACCGCTACAACCTAAATATAGACGCCGCCGATACTGACGGTGCAGAGGGTGGCTACACCCTCAAAGAAAAGTCTAAAAACTAGGAAACCGCTTGGCCGTGGTTGTAAAGGTGCGTATTTAAAAGGGGGGACTACACAGTGAGCCTATCAACACTACTACTAATCGTATTCTTAACGCTGTATGCAATTGCAACGCTTGGCTGGGTAGCCGTAGCAGGTTGGGTACTTGGGCTATTTGCCCTTGCAACCGCCATTGCACTAGCAGTAAAGGGCCTTACCGCCCGCACAATTACTTTGCCCCGCGCCAAGTAGTTGACTATTGCCATTAGTACATTCATACTGTATGCAGATACGTCGGGGTAACTATACGTACAATTTAATCCTTACAGGAGGGGCAAAATAAATGGGTAAACAAACTATCGCAAACGGTGCCGTTGTTGGCAGCAACGTTGATACTACGGTTGTAGTTACAGCAGGCGCAACACCAGCCGTTGATACTTCACTAGGTGGTGTATTTACACTGACACCAGGCGAAGACGAAACACTTACAGCTACAAACCTTACAAACGGTGAGCGTTTTTCACTAGTGGTTCTTACGAGTGGTGCTACTAGCCGTACACTTACATTTGGTACAGGCTTTAAGAGCACAGGTACGCTTGCTACTGGTACAACCACAGCCAAGACATTTGTTGTTAGCTTCCTAGTTGTAGCCGGTGCTGCAACCGAAGTTAGCCGCACAACAGCACAATAGTACTTCTTGACCTACTTATTAAGGGGTTGATACGTGGCACCTTAGAAGCACTTTGCACAAGCAAACAATATGGACTGGCTTATTGCGCCAGTCCTTTTTGTGATATTATGAAAGTACAAACGGGGTAAAAAAGGGGTAACATCTTATGTCACTTAGGGGTATTGACGTAGCGAGCTGGCAAGAGGGTCTTAACACAGCCGACATTGCAGCAGACTTTGTAATTGTAAAAGCCACAGAGGGTACGGGGTATGTAAACAAACTCTGCGACCCTATGTACCAGGCTGCTAAAAACAGCGGCAAAAAAGTAGGCGTGTATCACTTTGCACGCAACAGCGTCAACAGTTCTGACGCAGAGGCAGATTACTTTGTAGCCAATATTAAGGGCTATATTAAGCAGGCCATTCTAGTCCTTGACTGGGAGGAAGCCACAGCAGATGTAGCATGGGCACTGCGCTGGCTACAACGTGTGGAAAGCCTAACCGGCGTTAAACCACTTATCTACATGAGCGAAAGCGTCGTTAACTCGTATGATTGGACAGCCGTTGCAAGCGCTGGGTACGGTCTATGGGTAGCACGTTACCGCGACATGGCTGCCGATTATAACTACGACATGGGCCAAGCTGGCCCTGCGCCAAGCGTAAAGCACTGGCCATTCTATGCTATGTGGCAATGGACATCTAGCGGGCGTCTTGATGGCTGGGGCGGCAACCTTGACCTTAACGAGTTTTACGGTGATGCAGCTGCTTGGGATAAGTACGCTGGCGGTAGCGGTACACCAACTACCCCACCACCACAACCTGCACCGGCCCCAGTTACTAACGAACAGTGGTACACGGTACAAGGCGGTGACACGCTAAGCGGTATCGCTGCTAAATATGGCACTACCTGGCAAGCACTTGCTGCCGATAACGGTATACAAAACGCTAACCTAATCTTTGCGGGCCAACGCATACGTGTACGCGGGGGCGCGGCTCCGGCTGCACCTGCGCCTGCGCGCACTGTAACAGTACAACGCGGCGACAGCCTTAGCGCCATTGCTGCACGTAATGGTACAGACTGGCAAACACTAAAGCGCATTAACGGCATTCCAAACGAAAACCTAATATACCCAGGCCAAGTCCTGCGGTTGCCATAAGGGGGCAATACTATGGGTCGCAAACTATTTACAAAACTATTTTGGCTTGACACGTTCGAGCGCCTTATTGCTACCGCCGGTGAAACCTTTTTAGGTGTGCTGGCCGGTGGCCTGGTTACAGCGGTGGATTGGCGCGTTGGTGGCATTACTATTGGTACCTCGGCACTAGCCGCACTAGCCAAGGCTATGGTGGCCGCAGCTGCCGCCGACACCGACACAGCCTCATTTACGGTTGACAGCAAAGTACTCGTTAAAAAGTAACCCGCTTTCCTTACGTAACAAACTAGAATATAATGCAAACAAAGAGCAAATAGCTTAAGGGGTAGAGGGTAATAAATAATATGTCGATGGTACAAACAAAGGTAGCGTCAAAGACTGGTAAAAAATGGTGGGAGCAAAAAGCTGCCGCCGGTACTACACCAGCCATTGTTAAGCAAACCAAATCAATTCAAACTATAACGTTTAACACTAGTAGCTTTAACGACGAAGATCGCACCTTTGTTGCCATTGCCAGCACACCTGTAGAAGATCGCTATGGCGATACAATCCAGCAAGACGGCTGGGACTTGGAAAACTTCCTTAAGAACCCTGTGATTCCGTGGGCACATGACTACTGGCAACCACCTGTAGGCCGCGTTGTGGAGATTGGTATTAACGAGCAGGGCAACTTGCAGTTTAAGTACCAAGCTCCGCCAGAGGGTATTTACCCATTTGCTGATACTGTTTGGAACCTATACCGCAACCAATTCATGTTTGCCTTTAGTGTAGGCTTTAGCAGTACCGAAAGTGAGCGTGCAGCCAAGGACGAAGATGATGATGATTGGGGCTGGGGCGGTGGTATTAACTTTATTAAATGCCAACTACTCGAAATTAGTGCCGTAGTGGTACCTGCTAACCCACAAGCCGTAGCGCTTGCCCTAGACAGTGGTGTTATTGATGAGGTGCAGCTTAAAGACCTTAAGCACCAGCTTGCCGATGGTATTAAAAACGTTGACCGCCTTATTGCCAAGCAAACCAAAACCGTTGCCAAAGACGCCGAGGATACTAGTGATGATAAAAAAGATAATGACGACGTTAAAGAAGATGATACCGAGGTTAAAGTGGACGATGTAACCCTTACCAACGATGAGGCTAAGGCCCTAATTAGTGCCGTAAATAAGGCCGCAAGCCGCCTAGAAGCTGCCACAAAAGCCGCAAATGCGGAAGATGATAAGGCAGACGGTGATGCAGGTGCTAATGATGTAAACGACGCTGAAAAAGACGCCGGTACAGACGGTGATGCAAAAGACTTGACAACAGATGCTAGTATAGATGATACTAAAGGCATGGAAACAAAAGCGGGGGCTTCACTATCCAAAGCCAATAAGGATAAACTTAAGTCTGTACAATCAGACCTAACCGACTTTATTGGTAAAGCACAAGCACACTTGGGAACAATTGGCGCTATGCTTGGTGACGATGCAGAGGGTGAAAAGGAAGCTGTGGTTGATGAAACCAAAGCAACCGGCGACAAGGTGCAGCAAAAGGACGGCGAGGCTGAAAATGCCGACGCTACCGATGCAGCAGCCGACACATCTGCTACTGCCAATGGTACCAACAACGACGAACAGCAGCACGGCGATGATAACGCGAGTAAAGGTGATGGCGAGGTTAACTCGGAGGCTGATAAAAAGGCAGACGAGGGTGCAGACCAACAAGCTACTGGTGACAAAAAGGACGACGACAAGGAAGCTGATAAAGCTACCGGCGACGACGAACTGGTTGACCCAGAAAACTTAACACCAGAACAGGCCGAGAAAATTGCGGCAGCTGTGAACGAAGAGTTGGAAAAGTTAAAACAATAGGATTTACAGGGGTATTACGATGGGGGCATCAGATAAACTTACAATGAGTGAAGTAGTCGCAGCAGCTAAAGCCGCAGCAGTCGCTTCACAAGAAGCTGGCGCACAAGGTGCAACACCAGCAGACAAAAAGGCTATCTTTGATAGCAAAATGAAAGACGCACCACACAATGTGGATAAAAAGCACGCTACTGAGGTTATTGGTACTTACATCAAAAACCTTGCTACAGGTAACGTTGAAGCTATCCGCAAAGACCTTGGCGAAAGCACAGGCGGTGGTGGCTACCTTACACCATTAGAGTTCAGCAGCCACCTTATTGAGTTGGTATACAAGATGCCTGTACTACGTCCATACGCAACACGTATGCCTATGCGTAGCGACCAGCTTCAAGTACCACTTGAAAGCAGCACTGTAACTGCTAACTGGACAAGCGAATTTGCAGCCGCTACACAAAGCGACCCAACATTCGGCACAATGACGCTTGCTGTTAACAACCTTATCGGTATTAGCCGTATGTCACGCCAAATGCTTGACGACAGCGCTATCGAGGAAGACCTTGTTAACTACGTTATGCGTAAGTTTGCTGAAAGCATTGGCCGCACAGAAGATGCAGTCTTTATGGCTGGTGACGGTGTTGCTAAGCCAAAGGGTATTCGCCAATACACGTTTGCAAACACACTTGCACAAGCAGGTGCTAACCTTACCGGCGACGACCTGATCGCGCTTTACCACAAGCTACCATTCCAGTACCGCAGCCGCAGTGATGTTGTATGGCTTATGCACGACAGCGTTATCGAAAAGGTACGCAAGCTTAAAGACAGCACGGGTCGTTACCTATACGAAGCCGGTTACGGTAGCGTATTTGTAACAGACGGTCAAACACCAACCCTACTTGGTAAGCCAGTTCTTGTTCAGAACGACATTCCTACCAACCTGGGTGGCGGTAGCAACACAACCGAGGTTTACTTCGGCGCAATGAGCTACTACCTAATCGGTGACCGCCAACAGATCTTTAGCGAGGTAAGTACACAAGAGGGTACAAGCTTCGCCCGCCACATGGCAGCCGTAAAGGTTGGTGAGCGCATCGACGGCCAGTTGTCACAAACTGACCCAATCGCACAGCTTACAGCCGTAAAATAGCAACTAGCTAGCTAAGGGCCACCGTAACAGGTGGCCCAAAAGCGCTGGCATAGACATAATCATTGAAAGAGGATAAGACCGTGGCAGAGACAGAAGAAAAAGTAACCCTAGTAGCACTGGAATCATTTTCACCTTACAAAAAGGACGATGTTTTCACCGTTTCTAAAAAAGAGGCTAGCGCAGTGCTAAGCCCTAACCTACGCGACAGTGACTTTGGGCCAATTTACCCAAACGTTAAAGTACGTTTGTATGACCCTGAGAGCGACGTTCACTTGTTACTTAAAGGTGGTTCGCTCAATCAAAAAGAGCGTGACACCCTTGAGGCCAAGATCAGCGCCGCTGTCAAAACAAAATAAAGACAAACAACACGTGGGGTACACGCAGCTGTGGGAATACGGGGGGTAGACCCACAGCGGGCGTGAGAATATAATGGTAGATGTAAGCTATGCGGGGGCATATCGGTCATCTACCATTTTTGCTAGGTTATCGGGGTAACGAATGACCAGCACCCCTAATTATAGCTAAAGCCTAATGACAATGCAAGCGTAAAGGGGTAACAACGTGGCGCAAGATTTAAACCGTATTACTGTACGTAAAACAGATATTATTATGCGCCCGTGCGAGGCGTGCGGTACTAAAACTGCCCATATTGGCCTAGTTGATGGCAAAATTGGCACAACCTGCCTGCAATGCCTAGTTGATGGTGGCAATAGCTACGCCAGCTTTGCGGAGTGGAGCCGTTGGCTAGACCCTGTTACCGGCAAGCAGCTTATAGAGCCGCGCGGTGTTAGGGGTACACAGTAATGGCACAGCAATCATACGTAACGCAAGCCGACGTTAAAGCATACCTAGGTATACCAGACAGCAACACGGCTAGCGATCAATTTATACAAATTATTATCCCCAAGGTGATGGCATATATTGATAAATATACGGGCCGCACCTTTGGCTGGGGCACGCCGGACAACTTAGCCGACTTTACCAACTACAAAAATATTGTTGATGATGCAGCTACGGTAAACGGCGAAATACACGACGGCCTTTATGGCACCCAAATATGGCTACGCAATATGGACATTGCTAGTATTGATGAGATTAAAATAGGCAACCCAAACGTGGGCACGCCTACTATACTTAACACTGCCCAATACCTAGTGCGGAATGATGGCCGCTTAATACTTGGCGGCAACTGGTTTGATAGTACAGGCTTCCCCAATGGCAGCAGCACCCAAAGCGTGTACGGCCTCGTAGCGGGCGGCTACCAAACTATTGCGGTAAAGTACCACTACGGCTACGCTGGCGTGCCAGAGGATATTGCTATGGCCGCCCTAGACCTATGCCAAGCCCTTAACGTGGCCCGCAAGGCAAATGGTATTATGCGCGAGCGCCTGGGCGACTACCAAATTGACTACGATGCTAACCTGCGCGGTGCATTGGCCCGCCAAAAAGATACCATGGGCGTTCTTAAGGGCTACCGTATGGTGAGGTTGTAATGTTTACCCGCATGCTTGAACAGTCCATGACCGTAAGGCGCTTAAGTACCACTACTGGTATTAAGCGTGTTTACGGTACCCTTGGGCCTTACGCATGCTTGCTGCAACCGCTTGATGATAAGACCACCGACCTACACGGGCTGGCCATGGGACACGGCTACAAGCTGTTTAGCGACCTGGAAGCCGATGTTAAAGAGGGTGACGAGGTGGTTGTTAATGGTATGAAGCTAAAGGTAAGTGGTATTAAAGTGTATAACTTTGGCGATTACCAACACAAAGAAATGATTGTTTATACGGAGGCTAGCGCAAGCTAATGGCAGACAAGCCCATAAATATAGATATTGTTGGGCTTGAAGATGTACAGGCCCGCTTTAAGCGTGCGCCCGAGGTAGTGGCCAAGCGCCTTATTACCGCATTAAACACGTCTGCTCTTGCCGCACAGCGCGAGGTGCGCAAAGAAGCGCCTACAGACCGCGCGCGCCTGCGCAACAGCGTACAAATACAACAGCTGGGTAAGTTTGCCCTAAGCGTTGGTACTAACCTTAAATACGCCATATACGTTCACGAGGGCACGCGCCCGCACCGCGCGCCATGGCAGCCAATTGAGGCGTGGGCAAAACGTAGGGGTATACCGGCGTACCCAGTGTGGTACAGCATTATGAAAAAGGGCACCAAAGCCAATCCGTTCTTTGAGCGTGGGGCCAAGGCAGCCGAGCCAGCTATTGAAAACCAGTTTAGGTATGCGGGTGAGTTAATAGCAAAAGATATGGGGGATTAGCATGGGTAAGTTTAACGAAATTAAGGCAGAGCTTAAAACAATAGTAGAGGCCATACAGTTTAGTGGTAGCAGCGCTTTTGTTGACGTGGTTACATACGGTACCAACGACTTTACCGGCTACCCATCAGCTACTATTATTAACGCCGACATTAACAGCGAATACCACACCACTACGCAAGTACTGCGCACGTATACCACGTATGTTTATTTGTATATGAATATGGAACAGGTTAGCCAGCAAACCGCATGGGACACGCTAACCGACTTGCAAGAGTTGATTATTGATGCTATCGACCATACCGAAAACTTTGGCGGCGTAACGGACTTTGTACGGCCTACTGCGGTAACGCCGGTAGAGACTAATGCCGGTGAGGGCGGCAAGCTGTTAGTTGCACCTGTAAAGGTAGATTGTGCGTATAGTTTCTATTTTAAGTAGCAGGTGATATTATAAAAGCATAGTTACGCAATGGGGTAAAACGGGGGTAACATTTTATGGCGGGTACAGAGGGTACTACACCAGAGGCAGAAAAGCCCGAGGTTAAAGAAAACAAATCACAAGCAACACCTACAAAAGAGGTGTCTAAGTATTTTTTGCCGGAAACTGGACAAGTAGTTGAGGCAACAAGTGCCGAGGAAGCTGCTAAAAAAGCTAAAGCAACAAAGGGTAACGAGGGGTAGAACATGGCTGATTTTATTGGTCGCAAAATTGCATACGGTGCCGCTAAGGAAACAGCACGTGGTACACCAGAAACCACTGCTACATACTGGCTGCCGCACCTAGAGGCGTCAATGCAAGACAAACAAACTAAGGCGCTTAACGAAAGTGCCCTGGGTGTCATTGACAAGTACAACGATAGCATTGTAACCGAGACTTATGCCGAGGGTAACATTGTTGGTAAGGTAAACATTAAAAGCTTTGGCCTTATTTTGCTGGCTACGATGGGTGCGGAAAGTGCGCCGACTGATAATACAGACGGTACGTACACACACACATTTACCCGCGATAACAGCAACCAAAGTAAAGCGCTTACCCTGTTCCGCAAAGAGCCTAACACAGACCTTAAGTTTGCGCTGTCTATTATTAAAAGCCTGGTCATTGAAATTGTTACCGGCGAGTACGTAAAGTACACTGCCGAGTTTGTTAGCAAGGTTGGTGTTACCGCCACTAGCACTGTAGCCTACACCGATGAGACAGAGTTTACTAGTAAGTACGCAACTATTAAAGAGGCGTCTTTAATCGCCGGTTTGGCCGCTGCTACAGCCGTAAGTGTTAAAAGCATAAAGCTTACTATCGAACGTGAGAGCGAACCATACTACGCCCTTGGTAGTGTTACACCTGCGGAAATCCACAACAAAACCTTTAACGTTTCGATTGAAGTTGAAAAGCGCTACAGCGACAACACCTACAAGGGGTACGCATTTGGCAACAACAAACGCGCCGTGCTCATTAGCCTTTCAAACAGTGACGACCTTATTGGTACTGCAAGCGACAAGCTACCTACCATTACGTTCCAACTGCCACGTACCGTTGTAAGTGAGTGGGAAGTTGACCAGGGGCTTGACGACATTGTTATGGAAAGCTTTTCGCTGCAAGGTCTATTTGACCTTACAACTGGCTACCAAATGCAAGCAACGCTACTTAACACGCTGGCTACAGCATATTAGTAATAAAGGATTGGAAAAAGCACGCACATGGGACGACTAGCACAACAATTTAAGACGCGCATTAGCCTAGAGGCAGCGGGCAAACTTGATACTAAAAATGCTGAACTGTGGAAAGAAGCATATGTTGATATTGAGCCGCTAACCGTAAAGGCATTGCCGGAGCTTAGCACAATGGGGGTGAGTAAAGAACAGGGACAGCTTAACAGCGATCAGTTGTCTAGTATTCTCCCCCTCCTTAAAAAATCGTTTGTTGGTGGGCAAGTCGTTATTGACGGCCAGCTTGTAGAAGCACAAGCCGACGACTTGGAAGACCTACCGCTTGAGGTTACTAACGGCATTATTAGTGCTGCTATGGGCCAACCCGACCCAAAATCTTAGCGGAGTTGGAAAAGGTAATACGGTATGGGCGTGAAAGCACCAACCCAATTGCCGATTACTGGCACATGCGGCACATATACCGCTCCAAGTTTAAGCTAACAGCCGCCGAAATGGACGCTGAACCATTAAAAGAGGTGCAGTACCATTTTGCCATGTGGCGCTTAGAGGCAAAACGCCAACGCGAGGAAGATAAAGCAATGGAACGTAAGGCAAAGAGCAACCCGCATGGCTAATATAATAGAACTCATAATCAAAGCCCAAGACCTGGCAAGCGATAAGCTGCAAAAGGTTAGCAAAGCAAGCGCCGACATGAGCGACGCGCTTGCTCCTGTTAAGCGCGGTATGGAGCTTGCTGGTATTGCTATTGCGGCAGCAGGTGTTGCCAGCATTAAAATGGCCGCCGATTATGAGCAAAGCCTTAACATTTTCCAAAGTGTATCTGGTGCCACCGCAGCGCAAATGGCCCTGGTTAGTGAAAAAGCTCGTCAATTAGGTAAGGACGCCGCACTGCCTGGTATTAGTGCCGCAGATGCCGCCCTGGCCATGACAGAGCTTGCCAAAGCAGGCCTAAGCGTTAACGATACCCTAGCAGCCAGCAAGGGCGTACTTAGCCTTGCCAAAGCAGGTAACTTAGCGATAGCCGACGCTGCCACCATTGCGGCCCAAGCGCTTAATGCCTTTGGCCTTAGTGGCGACAAAGCCGGACAAGTAGCCGATGTACTTAGTGCCGCAGCAAACGCCAGCGCATCAGATGTAGCCGACCTGGCACTTGGTTTGCAACAATCTGCCGCCGTTGCCAACCAGTTTGGTGTAAGCCTTAACGATACCGCCACTACATTGGCGCTGTTTGCCAACCGTGGTATGCGCGGTAGTGACGCCGGTACCAGCCTTAAGACAATGCTTATTGCCTTGTCTAACCCTAGCAAACAAGCGTCTGAGGCTATGGAACAAATTGGCCTTAAAGCCTACGACGCCAGCGGGCAGTTTGTTGGTATGAAAGCCTTGGCGGGCAACCTTAAGGAAAGTCTTAAGGGCCTTACCCAAGAGCAACAAAACCAGGCACTTGCAACAATCTTTGGCACGGACGCATTCCGTGCCGCAGCGTTCCTTGCCGACAGTGCCGGTGCCGCTTACGATAACATGAGCCAAGCGGTTGGCCGTAGCGGAGCAGCTGCCGACCTGGCCCAAGCCCAAAACAGTGGCTTTAAGGGTGCGCTTGATAACCTTATGAGCACATTGGAAACAATGGGTACTGACATTGGTACCAAACTTATACCACCGCTTACAAACTTTATAAAGCTTATATCTAATAGTGGTGTGTTCGATCAGGTAGTAAAAAACTTTGACATGATACTACTGTCACTGGGTGCGCTTGGTGCCATATTCGCAGCGTTCAAAATTACCCAGTTTATACAGGGTATAGTAACGGCAGCAAACGCAATGAAGACCGCAACAGGGGCCACATGGCTATTTAACGCGGCGCTATTGTCTAACCCAATCCTGTTTATTGTTACCGCAGCCGTAGCGCTTATAGCCATACTGGTCGTGCTGCAAATTAAGTTTAATATATTTGGCAAACTGTTTGACTGGCTTAAGGACGTGGGCGGCGCAGCATGGCAATGGATAGGCGATACAGCTGGTAAGGTAGCCGACTGGGTTACTGCCAGGTGGAACGCCTTTGTAGGCTTTATGGCGGGCGTATGGAACAGCATTACCTCTACCGCCTCGGCAGTATGGAACGCCATATGGAATAACGTTATAAAGCCGGTTGTGGACGCTATAACCGCTGGTGTTGATGTGGCCGTAAAGATAATGGGGGCTGCCTGGAACGCCATTAAACCATTTGTTATGCCGGTTGTGGACGCCTTTAAGCAAGCAGGTAGCGCCATAGGCAAGGCGTTTGATTCTATAGTGGGTGTATTTGCGCCTATAGTCGAGGCGTTTAAGGGCAGCAAAAAATCATTTGATGATAGCTTTGGCGGCATTAGCTCGGCGCTGGCACCTATTAAAAAGGCGTTCGACGATGCGTTTGGCGGCATTAAAAAAGCCTGGGACGATGTGGTAAAGGCCGTACAGCCAACCATAGACCAACTAAAGACCACGTTTGTTAATGCCTGGAACAATATTAAAAAGGCAGTACAACCGCTTATTGATATTTGGAACGAAGCAGCCAAGGTACTAAACGAGTTTTGGAATAAATACGGCAAGCAGGTTATGCAGGGCCTACAAATACTAGGCGGCATAATCCTTGGTGTGATGCTCGCCCCACTAGCACTACTTGTAGGGGCGGTATTAGCGCTGGCCTTTGCCTTTGCCTACATTATTAAGTGGGTAGCAGAGTTTATTGGCATGATGGCTGGCTTAATTGGCTGGCTTATAGGGGTGGCGCAACCATACATTGCAGGGTTTGCCGGTGCTATTGGGGCCGCGTTCCAAGCCATAATTGGCGTTATATCTGCCATTGTCACCACTATAATTGGGGTGTTTACGGGTATTATAACCGCAGTAAGCGGGGTATTTACCGGCGTAGTACAGATTGTCGGTGGCATAATCGGTGGCGTATTCACCATAATAACCTCTATATTTACGGCCATTGTCCAGTGGTTTAGCGGTTGGTATCAGATCATAATAGGCCTATTTACCGGCAACTGGGACTTGATTAAGCAAGGTATTGGCACCGTATTAGGGGCTATATGGACGCTTATTAGCGGGGTATTTACAGGTATTTGGCAGGCGATTAGTGGCATAATGAACGGTATATGGTCAGTGATTAGCGGCGTTTGGAACGGTATATGGCAGGCAATCGGCGCTGTACTTAACGGTATATGGAACACAATCGTATCAATATGGAACGGTATATGGAACGCCATTAGCAGCATTGTAAATGGTATACGCGGCACCCTGGGCAACATTTGGAACGGCTTAGTTAACGGGCTATCTGGTGCAGCCGGTAGCATTGCCGGTATCTTTGGCGGTATTGCGGGCAGTATAACCGGCGGTGTTAAGGGCGCTATTAACTGGGTCATTGATGCAATTAACGGCATGATCGACAAGGTAAACAGCGTAACCAGCAAGGTACCAGGCGCGCCACAACTTGGCCGTATTGGACGCCTGGCTAGTGGTACGCCAAGCTTTGCCGGTGGCCTTACCATGGTTGGTGAGCGTGGCCCTGAACTGGCTGCCCTACC